CAGAAGTCCATAGTTCACCTAGACAAGGTGGTTTCGGGTCTCAAGACTCTAGGCCGTTTGCCACAAGCGTAAACCGATGCGCAGCCCTTCAGAGAACTTTATAAAGTTTCTGATCTCTAAGAAAGAGTTTCAGCCAGCGCAGATCATTGCGATGTTGGAGGACTATGGGCTGCACTATAACGTAACAACTGAATCTCTCCGTACCCTCCAGCGTTTGTTGGGGGAGATTCCAGATCCAGAAGACATCACGGGCAATGTACTCGAGCAACGTGCATCCAAAGACTGGTATCGCAAACACGGTATCCTAGGTCTTTGGGTGCCTAGTGATGATGTTCGAGGTGCGTATGCGTTGCTGACTCAGTCGCGCATACGTAAAGACCTAGAGCCCCTGCTCTTGTCTCCTCTACGAATAGAGGAAGTGACCAACCGCATCAATAAGCACCACAGCATATCGTTACCCGCTACGGTGATCGAGGCTTTTGGTCACTACTTCTGGAACAAGAACGCCATGTCCATGAAGGAGTGGATGGTGTTCTTAGCTGAGCGTGGAGACGCATGGTCCAGCACCGTAGCTCTCAAAGCTTCTCCTGACGTCGCAAGTATGGTGGTTCCTTGGGTGACTGGGATGTCCGGTCCCCCACCCAACCTGAACACGGGATTCGTAGCCCGGCGTATGCGGGATGTGGCGTTTATGAAGGTTTTGGAAACGGAGCGAGACCCAGCCACAATAGATCACTCCAAGATGATGAAGAACTACATGGACGTCATCAAGGCTTCTGAGAGTGAAATGCGTCAGAGTGATGTCGCTCTGAAGGACGTCTTGAAGGCATTTGAAAAGTTCCGTATGAAACGGCACGACACTGCGGTACCTTCCATTGAGGACGTAGCCGGAATGAACTACAGCCAGTCGGGCGGTGGTACTGACGGCAGGTCAGATGACGAAGTACTATTGGAGGAATTCCAGGAATGAACAGTATTAAGAAGCTCGATTCATCCATTTCGGGGGACGAGCTAACGGGGCTGAGATCTGTACCTCTAAGGCCGATCAAAGGGGTACAGATAGACAAAGAAGACAACCTAGCTTCAGTCGTTGAAGGCGGTGTTCCGCAATTCAAGGAGTTTGAAATAGGGGATATCCTTGGGACATACAGCATCAAAGATGGTGCTTTGGTGTTCCATATCTACAAGACAGATCGTAAAGACCTTTACGATAAGATCATCGCTGGTGTCGAGAAGACTAAGCGCGGATCAAAAGAAGAATCAGAGGCTTTCCGTATTGGAAACCTCGAGATGATTAAGATCCCATGGTGGGACAACACTGAGCAAGTCCTGGCAGAAGAAGCCAAGCACCACTACAAGTATCTGGACAATAGGATCGGATACGCACAAGAAGTGGATAGCTGGACAGTGATGTTCCCAGAACCTACAGCACCAGGCGCTGCATCAGATGAGTACGTTCAGGGATTCCTGACTCGTATAGCTGCACGTCTTGGGGCAAAGTAAGGTCCAGCTTTCGCCGGACGTACTAGTGTGTTTACAGTGTTCGCAACACTAACTGCTTGCCGTCTCAGGAAAGACAAGAAGCAGGTGGCGTGTGAACGCTGTAAATACACCTGCGTTGGATACGACGGCTAAATCGACTTCCAACAGACTCCTTATACCTACATGCTGTTGTTTTTTACACATGGCTACGATCAAATTAGCGACAGCTAATCTACTACGAGCAAAGACACGGGTCGGTCTATCCGTTGCCGGAGGCGTGTCTGAGCCTTGGTTTGATTATGATGATAGTGGGGACCCTATTGATTGTGGGTTCGACGAAGAACTGCCGGATGAAGCTAACGTATCCGTTGAGATGGATGATCAGATCTTCGATGTGGCACCGTCACAGTTCGCAGAGACAGCGATACGTATTCCGGAGGCAGGTAAGGTCAGCGACTTCTCATTTGAGGGGCGTGAATACCTACGGCAGATATACGACACTCAGTCCAAACGTGTTCTACTGAAGTGTGGGCGTCAAGTTGAGAAGTCAACGACAGTCGGTAACCGTATCATCTGTTACTCAGCACTGACCAACAACTTCAGATCGCTTTACGTTGCTCCTTCTGCTGAGCAGGCAAAGGTTTTCTCTAATGACCGTCTGAAGGACGTTATGGATTCCTCTCCCATGCTAAGGGCATACACGCCTCCGGGCATGAACCAGGCGGTGTTCTTCAAGAAGCTGATCAACTACTCTCAGATTCGTTTACGTTACGCATACCTGACTGCTGACCGAGTCCGGGGTATTCCTGCAGATCAAATCATCATCGATGAGATTCAGGACATCCTCATCGATAACATCCCCATCATCGAGCAGTGTGCTTTTCACTCCTCGTACAAGCTGTTCATGTACTCAGGGACTCCCAAGTCCATGGACAACACCATCGAGTTCTACTGGAACGACTTCTCGACACAGAACGAGTGGGTGGTTCCTTGTGAGCGTCACGGGACTCCGAAGAACAAATCATCATGGCACTGGAATGTTTTGGCGATAAAGAATATCGGCAAGACAGGTTTGATCTGTGACAAGTGCGGGGAGCCAATCTCCGCGCAACATCCAGACGCTAAGTGGGCTTCGATGAATCCTGTCCGTGCGAACAACGAAGACAAGGTTACCTTTGACGGATACCGCATCCCTCAGATCATGGTCCCTTGGGTTGACTGGGATGAAGTTGTAGAAGCTCTCGAACAGTATCCTCGTGCTCAGTTCATGAATGAAAAGCTGGGAATGTCTTACGACTCCGGCATTCGCCCCATAACTAAGGCACAGCTACAGAAGTGCTGCAAAGAAGACATCCGGTTAACGGACATAGAGACGTTCAAGGAGCTTGCCAAGGGCAGGCAGATCTTCGCAGGTATCGACTGGGGCCCTGGCGAACATGCCAGCTACACTACGATTGCTCTTGGTGGTTACCTGGGTACGGGAAACCTGACGGTATTCTACATTCATCGATTCACGGGACCGGACCTAGAGCCTGAGCGTCAGATCGACTTAATCTGTCAGATGATCGCCCAGCTAGATATACGTTTGGTGGGTACCGACTATGGTGGTGGGTTCTACCCGAACGATCAGCTCATCCGTAGGTTCGGACCAACTAAGATCCACAAGTACCAATACAACCCTAGGCAAAAGAAGAAGGTGTATTGGGAGCCTTCACTTGGGCGTTGGATGGCTCACCGAACAGAGGTGATGACAGCCGTCTTTACTTCACTCAAGAAACAGAAGATCGATCTACCGTGCTGGGATGATATCGCAGATCCCTATGGCGCGGACATCATGAACATCTTCACGGAATACAACGAACGTCTGCGTATGAATGAGTACAAGAAGCCACCGGGCAAAACAGATGATGCGTTTCACGCCATCCTGTTAATGACGCTGGTTTCCATGCTCGAAGTACCACGTCCAGACATCATCACTCCCGAGAAGGAAACAGGCGTTCCTCAGCGTTACGGCTAAAAAAGAGCTGGGGATATCCCCAGCTCTTCCTAACTGTCAACCTATGTGGTTACCCAGTTCCATACCCACTTCCCCGCACGGTACGAAAAGTACCCTACGATGCCCATCTTGGCGGCGGCAGATGTGCCCGCATTCAGCTTGTTGTTGAACCCAGACACCGTTAGCATGTCAATGGTGTCCTGTATGCCCGTGATCGACAACATGAATCCCCATACACCGGCTGGTGCTCTGCGAAACCCCAATGCTTTCGCGACAGGACGGATAGTCTCGTGCTCAACTTCTCCGATGGGCTTACCGTCCATTATCCTCTCCAGGATGGCAAACTGTTGTTTTGTCACTTTGATGTCGGCTTTGATGTCGGCTTTGATATCGGTCTTTTCTACTGCTGCGGTCATGTTGTGCTCCTTGTGATTGTGTTCGTTAACTCTCTTAATACCTACTGCGCCCATTAGGGGCTGGATCGCTGCCCAGTTGTCTTCGCTAGTACTGCCCTTGGTGAGCAGCTCTGCGATGACCTCGTACTCCTTATCCGAGGTCTTGTACGGACCTGCGGATTTGAATTTTGTCGAGACGCGCTTCACGCCCAGCGTCTCCATTACAGAGGTGAGCGAATCCCACTCCTCCGATGTGAGCGCGCGTCCCTCCATCAAGGAGTCGAATGCTTCTATTTGCATTGACCCCATCTCAATCTCTATCTCACCAGCTGCTTCTGCTGCGGGCATTGATCACTCCTGCAAAGTTGATTGTGAAAAGACTAGTTCTTTCCTACACAATCCTTATGCCATGGAATATGATCAATTTTCAGTATGGGAGGTACTTTCTGAGGTTATCGGGGTCTATGAGTACGTTTGCCTTTGCAGGCAGATCGTGCGGGTTCTTTTTGAGAGTAAGAACTCCAACTGCACGAAGTCCACGCAGTCCTTTGTCTAACGCGGCGTAAAGTTGCTGGGTACGTATACTGGAATCCATCTTCGGATGTACCCGTACCTGCCCCATCATATGTAAACACATCAAATAGAAGGGTTCCCAAGTATGTACGACTTCTACGATGGGTTGAAGGCGTACAACCTCTATCTCTGAGATCTGAAGAAAGATGTCGGACCACTGTTCTATGGTCTCCAACTCGAATCTTCGATCAGATAGCCCAAGTAGCTGGACCGTGTCCCTATAGACGTTAAGAAGCTCATCATCGCTTGCTGAACGGAAACGGGATACATTGAGGCCGTTAAGTCTTAGTAAGAACTCGACCTGCTGCTCTAGAACGGATACCCTTGCGACCAGTAGGTCTGTTGGGCTTTTGTCTTTTGATTCACTTCCCACGATCTGCCACTGAGTGTACCCTATGGTTGTGTTTCTTTGGCGGAGTCAAGTAAGTTGACACCACCGAGGGTATGTTTTTATCATCTAGAGATGTTGAAAGAGGCAATATGAGCGATATCAGCGGAGCGGTTCCACTCACGTTCCTACAGCAGAAAATCGCAAGACCCATAGATCCCGAGGAACTCGAGATGATGGGAAAGAAGGCTGCTGCTAGGTATCGCGACGAAGGTCTGCCCCTTACAGACGCTGTAGTCGACACCGTTAAACTGGCCATGCTTGGTCCAGAACAGGTGAAGCGGGTCTGTGAGTTTGCGAACACCACTGCGTACTTAAGTGAGTTCGAGAAGGGCGGGTCCGTCCGAAACATCACCTTCACCGGTGGTCCCGCAGACGCCGGAAAGGCCCTACGTGACCTGAACGATGGCTCGAATCCAGCAATCAACCACGTTGGGTCATTCGATTACGCACCTCCCTCAGGTTCGTACAAGACCGCTTCTGCTGGCGGCATGTCGAAGCTGGCTGAGGCATTTGGGGTTGGTGGAGAGGGTATGGAGAAGTCCGCAGAGGCGTCCCGTACTAACCACAGCCTACATGCCAACCCAGTAGAAGACCTCTACGACCTTAAGCTGGCCTTGGAATCCACCAGAGATTCCACAATGAGCAAGCTGGCCACATCAGGTGTGTTGTACGAAGACGTTCGCTCGGACATGTGCGCTGCCGTTACTCAGGAAGTCCTCGGTGGGGCAAGCATCGGTGACGTAGCTCGAGCATGTGCTTCTTTCGTGGGTGACCCCAGCTTGCACAAGCTAGCGATGGTGGAAATCGGAAAGCACCTTCGTGACGGTGGGTACATGAAGCCTGAAGAGCTGGGGCAGTCCTTACGTAAGGTAGCTTCAGCTGGGGTTATTCCGAACCCACAGCACCCAGTAGTTGAACGCTTCGTTGCTTTCACCAAAGTAGCTGCAGGGCACCGTACTCTCGAGATAACGATGCAGGTTATGGATGAACAGATCAAACAGACTGCTGAAATGATGAAGGAGCTTCTGTGAATCCCACAACACTGAGTAAAGTAGCCTCGCTTCTTAAAGAGAAGAAGGCAGAGGGCAATGTGTCTGCGATCGCCAAAGGCGTAGGTGGTCTGATCAAGGACATCGCAAAGTCCACAACTGGTGCGTCCGCTGCTGCAGGTAATGCTTTAAAGGCAGGAGGTCACGGTGCCGTAGGTACTGTTGTTAAATACCTCCCACACGCAGCTGCTGCATACGGGGCTAAAAAGGTGTACGACTCCAATCCCGTCCAACAGCAGATCTACAACTACAAAGTTAGAAAAGCTCAACGAGCACAGGGGCAGTAATGACAAATCCTGTAGAAGACTTTCTAGAAGCCACACAGCCTGCGAAGACAGCTAGTTGGTTGGGTGACGTTGCTAGTAGCTTTGGAAGAGGGTTATCTCTTCAAAATGCTAACAGTAAGCACAACGTCGCACATGCCGCTGGCGCAATCCTGACAACAGGTGGTGTTGCTGCTGGTATCGGTGCAGGAGTACACCACCTTAGTGGTGGAGCGGACTCGCTCATCAGCAAGTTTCAAAAGCCTAAGCAGTACAGGGCGATGATGGAAACGCATCCTACGTTGCACGAACAGGACGCCTCACACGTACAGATGTACTTCAATGCGCTCCATAAGATGGCTCCTGAAATGGCTGCGGAACCACTATTGGCGGGCTCATTCGTTCGTCAGATGCTGTCTAGGGCAGTTGAGGGAGGTCCTGCAATACCCATGGACACCACGAAGATGCTGACTGACATCTCTAAGAACATGAGTGGTGGCGGCATAAAGACTCCTACGTACCTCATGCCTTTGATGTCCGGCAAGGTTCCCTACCCAAACCCAAAGCAAGATAAGTAGTACCTCTGTGATCGTCAAAGTATGCCAGTTTCAGGCTCATCAAGAAAAGGGTGAGAGTCTTGTCCAGATATTCCAACCTGGAGAGATGGAGAAAGCTGCATTCTTTTTTGGTGGAGGTACTGCTGCTCCTTTGTTGCCGGAGGTACAACAGTATCTCTCGGCAGTAAAGAAGGACGCCAATAAGATCCACGTTCTTGTGAATGCTCTAGGTGCCGGAGAGTTCTGGTCATCCAATATCAATGGCGACTACTTTCCCGAAAGCTCTTTGATCCATAAGGGTCAGGACTTCGGGTACGAGACGTTCTACAACGCCTACCCGTACAAGCACCACGTAAACAAAGACCCTTCTAAATCGTTCGGCAGAGTCGAACTGGCTGTGTGGAACAACGACATGAAGCGTGTTGAGTTGGTCGTGGTCATTGACCGCAACCTAGCTCAGCGTTTTGCTGCTACGGATGTGGTGGACAAGCTTGATGCTGGCATGTTTCCAGATGTTTCGATGGGCTGCACCCCCGCGGGTACACATATCCTGATGACTGGCGGTCTTCACAAGAATAGTGAGTCCGTCGTGGAGGGAGACTTTGTAACCTCGCACACGGGTAAAGCCTGTCGTGTCTCTGCGACCATGCGCCGCCGATACTCAGGAACGTTGTACAAGTTCAAGACGTACGGATTTAGGCGAGAGTTGCAGCTGACAGATGAGCACCCCCTTTGGTTGGTGCGAGCTGAACAGCTGGAGTGTGTCCCGTCTGACAGAGGGGTTAATAAGGGGCGCAAACAGCGCCACTGCACTCCCTTAGTAAAGGACAGGTCGGTCGGCTGCTCTGGCTGTGGCGTGTCCCCCAAATATGAATTTAATTGGACACGTGCAGACACTGCTGAGGTTGGCGATTATTTAGCTTTCCCTGTTCCGCAGGGCGTAGACAGTACCGTACAAACTGTTGATGAGGCACGTCTACTCGGTCTTTACCTGGCTGAAGGTTTTGTTCAAAACTACAACGAACGACCGCTAGAACAGATCACATTTTGTTTGAACATTTCTGAGGCAGACGTGGCCGCTGAGATCGAAGCCCTTGGAAGGCGTCTGGGAGCTACAGTAACCTGGCAAAACGAGGTTATTGAACGTAGTGCACGTTATGTACATGTGGTGCACAGAGAACTTGCGCACAAGTGTTTAACGTTCTGTGGTTCTTACGCCAAGACCAAGGTCGTTTCTAAAGAAGTACTGTACATGGAGACACGTCTCCAATTGGCATTTTTGGGAGCGTATCTTGACGGTGATGGCGGTACGTACAAAGGCTCAGCTTACTTCTCGACGGCATCTGAGCAGCTATCTGATCAGTTGTTCATTATGTTGGCGCGTTGTGGAATTATTGCGAGTGTCAATGAGATCGAACATCGTCCATCTGAGAATTCCGTCGTTAGGGTAGATACTACAGAGTATCAGGTATGGGCGGGTACGGACTTCTCCACGATTCTTGGACCACACACAAGGAAGCCGGTACGCCCATCCTTGAAAGTACGTGGACAGCGTTTCTTCTATGAGCACGAAGGTACTACCTTCATCATGGCTCCCATTCTTGAAATCACGGAAGAGGTATACGACGACTATGTCTACAACTTTTCCGTTGAGGGAGACGATAGTTACGTTGCTGAATTGCTTGCAACACACAACTGCAAAGTTCCATACGATCTATGCTCGATCTGCTTAGACAGAGCAAAGTACCGTGAAGCACAGATGACTTACGATCCTATTGCGCACACCAGTGTCGGTGCCGCAGTATTGGCGGTACATAAACACGCTCCGATTACCGGTATCTCGGTGACACGCAATGACTACTGTTCGCACTTAAAGAACCAGCTCAATAAGATCTTGCCGGACGGCAGGAAGGTCTACGCGATCAACGACTTTCCGAAGTTCTTCGACATCAGCTTCGTGTTCATTGGTGCGGATAAGACTGCCAAGGTTATGGCTAAACTAGCTTCTGTACAAAAGTCTGTAGTACCTTCTTGGCAGGTCGCAGAACAGATGGGGTACGAACAACTAGAAGTAGAGAAGAGCTTCGAGAAGGCTGCCTCTGCTGCGTACATACCGAAAGCTGCTGCTGTAAAGAATGCTTTCCAACGCAAAGCTGCGGAGATTGAAAAAGACATCTCCCCTTCACAGTTTGGGAACAAGGCTATTCCTATTCCACCAGATCGACCAGACCTACCCAATTCTGTGTTGGATAGTTTGGGGGGTTCGGATTTGAGTGAGGCTTTGTCTACTCCTACGTCTATGGGCATTACGCTCAATCCTCGTGAGTTTCAGCGCATCACAATTATCCGTTTGGGGAACAAGCCTTTAGCCGATCAGTTGGATGCGCAGAACACTGTGTTCCCTCCGACAGACGATACTGATGATTCGGTTCCTATGGGACCTGAGTTCTTCAGCTCCATGCTGAAGTCGCTACTGATACCCCACATGGAGGGGCGCAGTTGCATCGAGCCAGTAGTGCGTCGTAAGATCGTCAAGATCGTAATACAAAACGAGCCAGACACACTCAGTCCTGAGCCCAAACTTGCTTCAGCAGCAGATCCCTTCCTTCAGAAGATTGCTGCTGCGTATAATGGGTATCTCGACAGAGTTGTAGATTGCTTACGCGGAACAAATGAAATCGTTAATCAACACCCAGATCTCTGGAGTGCCGTCTGGAAAGAAGGCATTGGGGATCACTTTGCAAAAACTGCAGAGTCTAAGGT